ACGAATCAAAATGGAGCGTTTTAAAAGAAAAACAATTACACGGAGAGCTTGTGTATAGCAACGAGGCTTTAAGCTCGTTAGGAGTCTCTATAGGAGACGTGGTGGGCTTTACACCTGATTCTGAATACGAGTTTAATATTGAAGGTCAAAAATTATATAGAGTTTTATCAAATCAAATTACAATAAAATATGGATCGAAGGAAGAAAGTAATTGAAGCTTCAGAAATTGCTTTAATTGAGCTTGATAAAGTTATAAGGCAAAAAATTAATTTAGTTGAATTAGAACCTGAAAAAGCAAAAATAGCGGCACAGGCTAAATGGGTTGCAATTGAAGACTCGTTTAAAATTATAGAAAAAATAGAAGAGTTGTCGTCAGATAAAAAAACTGAAGACAAAGTAAAATTTTTAGGTGTAGAAGATAGAATAAAATAATGTATAAACAATCACTTTATAACATTACCAGAGATCACCTCGATACTAAAGAAGTAAGAAAAAAAAATAGGCTTAAAAAATATAAGTACGGCTACGACGATGATTTAGATTGTGTAGTCATAAGTAAAGACGGTACAATCGGAGATATATATGAGGTTCAAGGTCTTAAGATAGCAATACCTCAAACCCCTGAAAAAATAGATGGTCAAAAGCTAAAAGCTGAAGATCAAGTATTTATAAGAAGGGAAAGACCAGAATCTTTAAAAAAAATAAGATCAATACATGAGTTTAAAAACCATCCAGAACAAACTAAAGAACAATACTATAAATATATTGATGTTGAGTTTAATTATAGGAATGATGGGTATTGGTTCATGTGCAACGGTGAACCGTGTTACATTACAGGGTCACACTATATGTACCTCAACTGGACAAAGATTGACGTGGGTGCGCCCGAATTTAGGCAGGCAAACAGAATATTCTATTACTTTTGGGAAGCTTGTAAGGCGGACTATAGGTGTTACGGAATGTGCTACCTCAAGAATAGACGGTCTGGCTTTAGCTTCATGGCATCATCAGAAACTGTTAATGTGGCTACGACGTCAAGAGACTCGAGGTTCGGTATATTATCGAAAACGGGTGCTGATGCGAAAAAAATGTTCACCGACAAGGTTGTACCGATCTCGGTAAATTATCCATTCTTTTTTAAACCCATACAAGATGGTATGGAAAGACCAAAAACAGAGTTGTCTTATAAGCTACCATCAAGAAGATTAACCAGAAATTCTTTTAAAGAATCAGATGATGAATTATTAGGGCAGGGGTTAGATACAACAATCGACTGGAAAAATACAGGAGACAATAGTTATGATGGAGAAAAACTAATACTATTAGTCCATGATGAATCTGGAAAATGGGAAAGACCCGATAATATATTAAACAACTGGAGAGTTACAAAAACGTGTTTAAGATTAGGTGCTAGGGTTGTTGGCAAATGCATGATGGGTTCTACTTCTAATGCTTTAAATAAAGGCGGTGATAATTTTAAAAAATTATATTATAATTCAGATGTTGACAAACGAAATAAAAATGGACAGACTTCAAGTGGACTATATTCTTTGTTCATACCTATGGAATGGGGGTACGAAGGGTTCATTAATAAGTATGGATACCCTGTATTCGAAACACCATCATCTCCGGTTGAAGGAATTGATGGAGGCCTCATTCGTGCAGGAGTTATTGAGCACTGGGAAAATGAGGTAGAAGGATTAAAGAATGATGCTGATGCGTTAAACGAGTATTACAGACAATTTCCTAGAAGTGAAAAACACGCTTTTAGGGATGAAACATTGCATTCTTTATTTAATTTAACAAAAATATATGAGCAAATAGATCATAATGAAGAAATGACTTCAAAAGGTTATGTTGCTCAAGGAAGTTTTTCTTGGAAAAACGGAATAAAAGATACAGAAGTAATTTGGACACCTACTAAAAACGGTAGATTTTTTGTTAGTTGGATACCTAAGTTAGAACTTAGAAATAACATTATTGAAAAAAATGGCGTTAAATATCCTGGAAATATAGACTATGGCGCATTTGGTTGTGATAGTTATGATATTTCTGGAACAGTTGGAGGTGGTGGATCAAATGGAGCTTTGCACGGTTTAACAACTTTTTCAATGCAGCCAGAGTTTCCGTCAAGCAAATTCTTTTTAGAATATGTTGCAAGACCTCAAACAGCAGAAGTTTTTTTTGAAGATGTACTTATGGCAATAGCATTTTATGGTATGCCAATACTTGCAGAAAATAATAAACCAAGATTACTTTATCATTTAAAAAGAAGAGGGTACAGAGGTTTTTCTATGAACAGACCTGATAAATTAAGAGGTGCATTGTCTAAATCTGAAATAGAATTAGGCGGTATACCTAACACGTCAGAAGATATAAAGCAAGCCCACGCAGCTGCAATTGAATCATATATAGAAGAAAACGTTGGAAATCAAGAAGATAGCCACGGTAATATGCACTTTCAAAGAACATTAGAAGATTGGGCTAAATTTGATATATCAAAACGTACAGCTTACGATGCATCTATTAGCAGCGGTTTAGCTATAATGGCTTGTAGAAAACATTTATATAAACCACGACAAGAAAGAACAACAAAAAAACTAAATTTTTCATTCTCTAAATATAAGAATGAAGGCGATAGAAGTATGCTAATTAAATAAATATGGCAAAAACACAAAAAGATTATTCTATTTTCCCTAGCCAAGCGGTATCTGATTCTAAAAAAAGAAGTTCTGAATATGGATTAGAGGTAGCTAAAGCTATAGAACAGGAATGGTTTAATAAAGACAGGGGACAAGGCAAATATTATCAAACTCGTGATGAATTTCATAGACTTAGATTGTACGCTAGAGGTGAACAATCTATTAGAAAATATAAAGACGAGTTTGCAATCAACGGTGACCTATCTTATCTTAACTTAGACTGGAAGCCTGTGCCTATTATACCTAAATTTATAGATATTGTTGTTAATGGAATGCAAGATAGGTTATTCTCTATTAAAGCTTTTGCGCAAGATTCAATTGCTACTGGTAAAAGAACAAAATATGTTGAGAGTGTACAAAGGGATTTAGCGGCTAAACAAATTCTTGCTGAAATTGAAGCGGAGTTAGGCGTTAACGCTAGAAATATTCCAGAATCCGAATTGCCCTCTAATACAGAGGAGCTAGAATTGTACATGCAATTAAATTATAAGCAGGGAATTGAAATTGCTCAAGAGCAGGCTATAAATAATATATTTCTTAGAAATAAATATGCTGAGCTAAAGAAAAGAACAGACTATGACAGGGCTGTTTTAGGAATTTCTGCAGTTAAGCATTCTTTTAATAATACAGATGGTATAAAATTAGACTACGTTGACCCTGCTAATTTAATTTGGTCTTACACTGAAGATCCTAACTTTGAAGACTGTTATTATTTTGGAGAAGTAAAAAGAATAAAAGTAAATGAATTAAAAAAACAATTTCCTAGTTTAACAGACGAAGAAATAAAAGATATAACTAATAAAGGCTCTAATTATAGTAATAACTTTGACTATAATAATACTAATAGTGACGATAACAATACATTAACTGTTTTATATTTTAATTGGAAAACATTTGAAAAAAATGTATATAAAATAAAAGAAACCTCTTCTGGAGCAGAAAAAGCAATTAAAAAAGATGATTCTTTTAATCCTCCAAAAGATAAAAGAACTAGATTTAAAAAAGTAGCGCAAGCTAGTGAAGTTCTTTTTGAAGGGGTATATTTATTAGGCAGCAATAAAATAATTAAATGGGAAAAGGCAACCAATATGGTACGCCCTAATTCTAATACAAATAAAGTGGTAATGAATTATATTGTTACCGCTCCAAGAATGTATAAAGGTAAAATTGATTCTCTTGTTTCAAAAATGACACCTTATGCCGATTTAATACAATTAACCCATTTAAAACTTCAACAATCAATTCAAAGAATGACTCCATCGGGAGTCTATATAGACGCCGACGGTTTAGCTGAAATTGATTTAGGCAATGGCACTAGCTATAATCCGCAGGAAGCTTTAAACATGTATTTTCAAACAGGTTCAATAATCGGAAGATCACTGACCGTAGATGGAGATCCAAACCCGGGTAAAGTTCCTATCCAAGAACTACCTGGAGGAGGTGGAAATCAAGTGCAATTATTAATTGGTGCATATAACCAATATTTGCAAATGATAAGAGATATAACCGGACTAAATGAAGCTAGAGATGGTTCTGATCCGGATCCCAAGTCATTAGTAGGAGTTCAAAAGCTGGCAGCTGCTAACAGTAATACAGCTACTAGACATTTGATAGAAAGCAGCATGTATACAACACTTACTTTAGCAGAAGCTATATCTTTAAGATTTAAAGATGTGTTAGAATTTCATCCTGCTAAAAAAGCTTTTATTAGCGGCTTAGGTAAATTTACAGTAGGCAGTCTAGAAGAACTTAAAAATTTAAATTTACATGACTTCGGCATCTTCTTAGAATTAGAGCCTGACGAAGAAGAAAAGCAGCTTTTAGAAGCTAACATACAAATGGCTCTTTCTCAAAGTAGTATATTTTTAGAAGACGCAATTGATATAAGGCAAGTTAATAATATAAAACTTGCTAATCAGCTTCTTAAATTTAGAAGAATAAAAAAACAAACTACTGATCAACAAACAGCACAAGCAGCATCAGTTGCTCAAGCGGAAGCGCAGGGTCAAGCTCAAATACAAATAGAAGAAGCAAAAGCTCAAGCTGAACAAATTAAAACAGAATCTAAAATACAGGTTTCAAATGCTGAAAATGAATTTAGTATTAAAAAGCTGGAGGTAGAGGCTAAAACTAAAAGAGAATTAATGCAATTTGAATATGATCTCAATGTTCAATTAAAAAGATTAGAACTTGAAGCTCAGAAAGAATTAGCGGATAAGCAGTCAGAAGTGCAAGAAAGAATTGCTGATAAAAAAATTAGCTCTTCTAGTATATCTGGCCCACCTAAAACAGAAAAGCCAAAAAAATCATTTGAATCAAAAGGTAATGACGTTTTAGGAGGTATTGATTTATCTAGGTTCGAACCTAAGTAAAAGTAAATTATTATATTATATTATATTATGGAAGAAAAAATTGAAGTAAACGTGGTTGAGCCAAATCAAGAGGTTTCAGCACAAGAAAAAGAGGCCGCCGTACTAGAACAAGCAATAGAAAGCGGTGAAGTTGATTCTAATTACGGGTTTCAAGACGACGGAGTATACCGCGTAAATGTTGATACCCCTCCAAAACAAGAAGAAAATGCCGTTCAAAAGCAAAGCACAGATGAAGTATCTGTACGCAACGAACCCGAAGCTGGCGAAGAAGTTCAAAAACAAAACGAGCAAGAGCAAATTAAAGAGCCTGCCGAAGAAGTTAAAGAAGAAGCGCTAGAGCTTGTGGAGGATGTTGTAGAAGAACAACCTCAAAAAGAAGAAAAAATTGTTGAGCAAGAAATAAAAAAAGAAATAGCTCAACCTCAAGAACAAATAGAATACCCTGAAGATATTCAAAAGCTAATCAGCTTTATGGAAGAAACGAATGGCTCTTTAGAAGATTATGTTAATCTTAATAAAGACTATTCTGAAACAAAGCCAACAGATTTAGTATATGAATATTACAGAAAAACAAAACCTCATTTAGACGAAAGCGATATTTCGTTCATGATTCAAAACAAATTTGGATATGACGAAGAGGTTGCTGAAGATCATGAGGTGAAAGCTAAGCAATTAGCTTTCAAGGAAGAAGTGTATAATGCTCAAAAGCACTTTGAAGGTTCTAAAAAGGAATATTATGCTGATCTTAAGTTAAGAAAGCAAAACGATGTCCCTGAAGAATATGAAAAAGCTTTTGAATATTACAAACAACAGCAATCTGAAAAAGATGACTGGGCAAAACAACAAAAAATTTTTTTAGAAAAAACAGAAAAAGTTTTTAATGATGATTTTAAAGGATTTGATTTTCAAGTTGAAGACAAAAAATTTAGATTTAAAATTGACAATAAACAAAAAATAAAAGAACATCAATCTGATCTAAAAAACTTTATAAACGAATTTATCAGCGAAGACGGTACTTTGGGTGATGCTAGTAGCTATCACAAAGCATTGTTTGCTGGAAGAAATGCAGATAAAATTGCTTCCCACTTTTATGAGCAAGGCCGTGCCGATGCTATAAAGTCACAAGTTAAGGAATCAAAAAATATTGACATGTCTCCTCGCGTTGATAATTCCGTTATTACCACAGACTCTGGTGATAAAATACGTGTTGTTTCAGGAAATTCATCTGACAAATTGCGCATAAAATGGAATAAATAATTTTTAAAATTTAAAAAATGGCTTTTACAAGTGGAATACCAGCAGCTTTGCAACCAACTCAAAGCAAAG